CCCAGCGGCTCCGGATCCTTCAAGGCCTGGCCGCACGCCGAGGCCTTCATGGGCCTGATGGCCGACGCCGGGATCTACACCCTGCTGCTCGGCGACATCAAGACCATGCCGGATATCGATCACGTCGAGCGCAACGGCCACGAATACGGCATCGTCGTCGGCCAGGAGTGGTCGCTGCGCCTGGCGATGACCATGGCTCTCTACGCCGATGTCGTCGTCGCCACCGAAAGCGTCTTCGCCAATGCGGTGGCCATGGAGCCGATGCCGAAAATCATCATGCTCTCGCACTCCAGCGTCGAGAACCTGACGCGCGACTGGGTCAATACCTGCTCGCTCGAAGCGCCCGTGGCCTGCCACCCCTGCCACCGCATCCACAACGCCGCCGCGAAGCTGTGCGCCCGCGACACGGTCACCAAGGCAAGCGCCTGCATGGCCTCGTACAGCGCCGCCATGGTCGCCGATCTGGTCAAGCAAGCGCTCGCCGGCGTCGAAGAACGGAAGCGGGCGGCCTGATGGCGCTCGATGAAGACTTCGCCGAATTCATGGCCGACTTCGGCGTGTCGGCGAAGGTCGGCGCGACCGTCGTTACCGGCATCTTCGACAACGCCGAGGCCGACACCTTCGGCATCGTCGCCAACACGCGCAGCGTGCTGACCGTGGCGACCGAAGACATTCCAGCCGCCGCCGTTGGCACCACGGTCGTGGTCGACGGCACGACCTACACCATTGCCGAGCTGCAGCCGGACGGCACCGGTATCACCCGGCTGATGCTCAAATGAGCACCCGCGAGACGCTGCTCGCCGCGCTGCACACCGCCCTCGCTGGACTATCCGGCGGTCGCGTCTATCGCTCGCGCAAGGAACAGATGCCGACGCTGCCGGCCATCGTGATCCGCCCGGAATCGGAAGAAGACACCGGCGAAATGCTCGGCGTCACCGATACCGTGCTGACCGTCGCCGTGGAAATCTACGCCCGCGGCGACATCCCTGACCAGGCCGCCGACGCGACGCTGTCGGACGTCTACGCCGCTGTCGTCACCACGCCAGACCTCGGCCTGGGCGGCGACGTGCAAATCCTGCCAGGCCGCAGCGTCACCTGGGAAATCGAAGACTACGACGATGCCGGCGTTACCCTGCGCCTGCGCATTCTCTACCGGACCGCACTGGGAGCCATGTGATATGCCAATGATTCAGCCGCGCCGGCCAGGCGAACCCTCAAACCGTCCGCCGGAGCCCGAGCCGGTCCCCGGCGACCCTGCAGACACCCCGCCGGAGGCGTAACCCATGCCCGCTCGCTACATGCGCAACACGGCCATCTTGGCCAAGATCGAAAGCACCTACGGCGTCGACTCGACGCCGACGGAAGGCGCGAATGCCCTCCTGGTCAGCAACGTCAGCATCGAGCCGCTCAACGCCACCAACGTCGACCGCGATCTGATCCGCCCCTACCTCGGCAACAGCGAGCAACTCGTCGGCACGGCCTACGTCGGCCTCGCTTTCGACGTCGAGCTTGCCGGATCCGGAACGGCCGGCACGGCGCCGGCCTACGGCCCGCTGCTGCGTGCCTGCGGATTCGCCGAAACGGCAACGGGCGGCGTGCGCACCGAATACAACCCGGTCACGCCAGTCGCCGACTCTGTCGTGATTTACTACTTTTCGGATGGCGTAAAGCACATCGCCAAGGGCTGCCGGGGCAACTTCGCCGTCAAGATGGGCGTCTCCGGCCGGCCGGTCCTGAGCTTCAGCTTCCAGGGCATCGATGGCGGAGTCACCGCCGCGACGCCGTCGGCGCTCACCCTGACGGGCTTCAAGACGCCCGCAGTGATCACCGACGCCAACACCGGCGACGTCACGCTGGGCTGCACCTATACCGCCGCGACGCCGACGCTCACCGGCGGCACCGGCTACCCGTCGCAAGGCCTCGAGCTCGACATCGGCAACGCCGTCAACTACACCCCGCTGCTCGGCGGTGAGACGGTTGACATCAGCCAGCGCTCGGTCACCGGCTCTCTTGCGCTCGACCTCACGGCCGCGCAGGAAGTCACCTTCATGGGCACCGTGAAGGCCAACACCACGCAGGCAATGGGCCTGATGCACGGCACCACGGCAGGCTATAAAGCAATGATCTTCATGCCGGCTGTCCAGATCATCAATCCCAAGAAAGTCGACGTCAACGGCAAGCTGATGATCGGTTTCGACTTCCGGGCCGTGCCGTCGTCGGGCAATGACGAGCTCAAGATCGTGATCCACTGATGCCAATCAAGATCAACCCCGCGCCGCGGTTCTCCGGAACCGTCACCTTTATCGAAATCGATGGCTCCGAGTGCCAAGTGGAATTCACTTTCCGCCACAAGACCCAGCAGGAGCTTGCCGGATGGCGCCAAAGCATCGATGAGCGGCCGCTCGCCGATTCGCTGCTCGAAGTGGTTATCGACTGGGGCGAAGACGTTCTACGGGAAGACGGCACGCCATTGCCGTTCTCGCCGGCCGACTTCCGCTGGTTCATCGAAGCCTACCAGCCGCGTGGCCACTTCCTGGCCGTCGGCTACCTGCGGGCCCTGACGGAGGCGAGGGTAAAAAACTCCGGCAGGTCGCCAGCCGTCTAGCATCTGGCGATGTCGGCAGCCCAACGGACCCGGCGGCACTGGCAGCTTTCGGGATCCCGGTGGCTGCCGTACCGGAGCCGGAAGCCGTCGAAGTCTGGCCAGACAACGCCCAGTCGCTTGACGTCTTCCTCGCCATGCAGACGCAATGGGAGCGCAACGGCATGACGGGCCGCTACACCGGCATGCGCTACGCCTCCTTGCCCGTGGTGATGCGCTTCTCCGGCGTCCCGAAGGCCGCCCGCCGGCAGGTATTTGACGACATCCGCATCATGGAAAGCGCGGTACTGGAGCAGATCAATGGCTGACAACAGCGCCAAAATCGTCATCACGGCGGTCGACAACACCAAGGCCGGAATCGACTCGGCGACCAAGGGCATACAGACCCTGTCCGGCGCCATCTCCAGTATTCCCGGATTCGGAGGCGTCGCCGCCAGCCTCGCCGCGTTCGCCGGCCTGGGCGCTTTCAAGGCGCTCATCAGCGACACCATCAGCGCCGCCGCCGCTATGGACGACCTGTCGGAAAAGACCGGCGCGTCGGTAGAAAACCTATCCGGCCTGGCCCGCGTCGCCAAAATCAGCGGCATCGACATCGGCACCGTCGAAACCGGTCTGATCCGGCTATCCAAGGCGCTCGCCGGCGCCGACGAAGAATCGAAAGGCGCCGGCCACGCCCTGGCCGCCATCGGCCTGGAAGCGGAAAAGCTCCGCGAACAAGATCCCGCGCAGTCGCTGAAGGAAGTCGCCGACGCGCTCGGCGAGTACGCCGACGGCGCCGGCAAGACCGCCCTGGCGCTTGACCTGTTCGGCAAGTCCGGCGCGCAGCTGCTGCCGCTGCTGAAAGACCTGTCCGAAGAAGAGAAGCTGCAAGGCAAGCTCACGCGCGAACAGGCCGCCGCAGCGGAAGCGCTTGAAAAGGCGTGGAACCGAACCAACGCCGAGGGTTCAGCCTGGGCGAAAAGCATCGTCATCTCGATGATTCCAGCCCTGGCCAGCCTGCTCGATTTCCTCAATGCGACCAAGCTCGGCATTCTGCAAGTCGGCAGCTCGCTCGCCGTCGTCGCCAACGACATCGTCACCTTCGCGCAGGTGGCCGCTGTTGCCGTTGGCGCCGGATTCACCGACGAAGGGCAATCCAAGATCGGCGAACTTCTGGCCTCGCGCCGGCGCTTCAACGAAGCGGCCAACGAGGATATGGCCAAGCGCTTCGGCAACGCCCCGTCGGTGCGCGACAAGATCGACAAGATTCTCGCCGGTGGCGAACCCGCTAAGAAGCGCCTCGCCTACACCTCGCGCGCCCCGAAACCCGAGAAGGCCGGCCGGGCAGGCGGTGCCGCCGCGCGCGCCCGCCAGCCGGGAACCGTCACCGACTACGATGCCATCCTTGCCGAGCGCGTCGCCAGGGCGATCGACAGCACCGACATCGTCAAAGCTCAGCAACTCACCGACGAGCTCGCCAAGCTCGACCAGATCGCTGCCGCCGGCCTCGATCCCGCCATCGTCAAGGCCGTCCGCGACGACCTGACCGGCGCCACGAAAGCCGCCGCCGATGAAATCAAGCGCCTGAATGACCTCCTCGACGCCACGCCCACCGCCCAGCTCGAAAAACTGCGCGACGACATGATCTTCCTGCAGAACGCTCTGCTTTCCACAAACCCGAAGATCAAAATCACCGAGGAGCAATTCACCGAGGCCGCGACCGCCCGTATTGCCGCGCAAACGGACAGCGTCAAGCAAACGCTCTCCGATCTCGACCAGTTCGCCATCCAGGCCGCGAAGAACACGCAAGACGCCTTCGCCGACTTCCTCTTCGACCCCTTCAAGGATGGCGTCGAAGGCATGCTGCAAGGCTTCGGCACCGCCATCCGCCGGATGATCGCCAACGCCGTCGCCGCCGATCTGGGCAAGCGCCTGTTCGGCGACATCGGCTCCGGCAACGGCATCGGCGGCTG